GACGAGACCTCAGGATTTCTCCCGGGCCTCCCTCCCCTGATGCTTATCCCGTGCCTCTGTGCCCTCGTGGGCAGAGGCTCGGTTGAGCCAAATGGAATGAGTCTACGTGCCGGCTCAACGCTCTTTTTCGCCGGTGGTTTAGCCACGGACTTACGAGCGCCAAAACAGCGTTCGACCCACCCAACGGGGGCCTCCAAACCATCCTGAGTTTCCTCTAAAGGTGGTGGGGGATTTAAAGCGGCAAAAGTCGCTTTTCGGGCAGGTTTCTTCCTGGTCACAGTGATCCATTCTTGGTACAACACATCACTCAACTCTCCCTGTTCAAGATCGAAAGCATCCAGATCACCTAATGAGCCTAGGGACTGAATATCGCCGTAGCTACTGGCTATTTCGATTTCCTCAGATTCAAGACCGTTTAAGACTTGGTCCGATCCGAGATCCCCCAGAACATCTTCATGGGGGTCTTCAACGCGCTGTTCTTCAGCGACTATGCGTGTCTTCCTCAGGACTCCGTCTTCATCGCGCGTGCCAATATCCGCGATTGGCACTACGTCTTTAACAATTTTCGCACTTAAGTCGGTACCTATGGCGGGTCCAACATTGTAGAGCCGTTCGTAACGGTTACAAAGTCGCCCACCCCAGGCCTTATCCTGCGTTACCGTGGCTTCCCCTGCACGTGGTGTGTGGTCGGTTCCCATCTTCGTGGCGCATGACAGCATCGCATCATTTATTGCGTTCGTCTGCATCTCCCCGTTCGGGCTCACTACACCAAAGGTCATCGTACGGGTGTCACCAAGGTTGATCATGGTTTTATCGTAAATTGTGCTCATGGTTTGCTCGTTAATGTCCAGAAGTCAACTACTGGCCCTTGTTTTCCCAAGAAGTAAGATTGGCGAGACTCGGTCCGCTCCGTCCCCGTTTTGGTGGGGATGACCGTCACTTTTATATTCTGTCGTTCACGGGCAGCATGGATTCTTATCTCCATGGCATTTAAGGCCCGACTCTTTGTAGAATAATTATAAAGAAGCCGCGGGCAAGCCATTGCCCAAATTTGTAATGATGACATCCAAGTTATTGACGCCCCCGGGGTAAACCCCAGTTAGGCCAACAGTCATTGTCACAGCCAGCGGCTGCTCAGAAGTCACTTGATACAGAAGGGTGAATGCCAAAGTTGTCGCCGCCGCTGCCAGCGTCGGAAAACTAGAAAAGTTGGTATTCGGCCCAACGTTGTTGCCCAAATTCCGGAAATCGCTAAATCCAGTAGTTGTGATGCCAGGGTAAACAACGGGAGCATTGGTGTTCCCTGTAACTGTATATGTTACCATGTATACGTCTCCGATTGTGGCCAAAGGAAACGTGATTGTTTGCAAAGAAGAATAAGCGCCCGAAAGGGACCCGAAAGAGATAATTGTTTGATTAGCAGTTGGACCAAGTGGTGCCGCCGATACGACTCCGCTTGACCGCAAATGGTAGTAACCAGGCCTGAACACGGAAATGCGGGGCCGTATAAGCTCCACATCGTAA